AACGCAAACATTCAGTCTCATGATGGTAACTCTACCACATACACTAACGAATCTTCTAACCAGTTATGTTTTGATTTTACTTCTCAGTATCCAGGGTATAAGATTGTAGGTAACCTCAGTATCTTAGAACAATCTAAACTTATTGTTTTCTTAGCTCATCCTGATGGAAGATCCTTAATAGGCGAAATAACTAACTTAGATAAAGATTGTACAACATTAACTGAAACTGAAAAGGATTGCGGTTGTGTATCTGGTACAGTAGTTACTAGTACGGTAGGTTCACAATTAGGGGAGTCTTTAGATACCTGTTGTACCTTCACCCCTTTAATCGTAGATGATTGCTGCCAAGAAACAGGTGGTTGTTATTTCTATTCAGTAGAATCAACTGAAGAAACAGGAGAGTCAAATCAAGCTTATACAGTTAACTGGACAGACTGTAGTGGTCAACCACAGAGTCAAACTTTTTTTGGTATAGGCTTCTTCTTAGCTCGTAGAGGTGAGTATGTACTTCCACCTAACGTAAGACTGATTAGTGAAGTATACGAAGGGGGAGAAACTCCTTGTGAACCAGGAGGAGGATGTTGCTTAAAGTTATCAGTAGACTTTCCTGTGTATGCAGAGTATCGTATAGATAACTGTGAAACTAAAGTATACTTTGTTGCTCGTAACATACAACCTCGTTATTTCTCATTAGAGGAACCTTTGGGTAGGGATCAATGTGGTGAACCCATTACATCTCTTTCAAACGCTTGTGAGCGCTTAAAACTATTCCCAGACTTCTGTCAGCCTGAAGTGTATCCTACTGCAGTTGATTCAGGAGGAAGACTTAAGGGTGGTGTATATTCTTTCTCTGTAGCTTATGCAGATGAGAACGGTAAGGAACTTACAGACTATATTGATTTCTGTAACCCTATTCCAATCTTTGAGAGAGCTATTACTGAACAAACTGAATACGAAACTTCTAAATCTATTAGAGTCTCTATAGATCATAAAACTGCAATCTTTGATTACTTTAACTTAACTGTTGCAGAAAACATTAACGAAGTAACTACATACCACTTGGTAGGTACTTACAGAGTGAATCAAAGTTCTTTATCTGATTCTATTATTTATACAGGAGATTACTCTTCTACCTTCTCTTCTATTACTCCTTTAATCCGTAGTCCTCATTACGAGCATGCTGAGATTATCGAGAAACAGAATGACATTTTAATATTAGCTGATTTAGTAGAGACTCCTAAGTACAACTTCCAACCTATTGCAAATCAGATCCAACTTAGGTGGGAAACTGTACAGATGCCAGTAGATAAGAAGTTTGACTACTCTAATCCAGAAGTTGCTTATTTCTTCCGCACTTATCAGAGAGATGAGGTTTATCCATTTGGTATTAAGTTTAAACTAAAGAACGGTAAGTATACAGATGTATTTCATATTCCTGGAAGACTTGCTAACAGTACAGACTTTGATCCTATGGATCCTGCTAACAAAGACGTGTTTCATATTGTTAACGATTGTATAGCAGAAGAACAGTCTTTACGTTGGCAAGTATACAATACAGGATCTAAGGGTTTAATGTACTCTCAAAATCCTGCAAACAAACAAGAAGAACAATACTCTTGTGCTATAGTACCAGGAGAAGCAGGACAGTTTGCTTATTGGGAATCTACAGAAACTTATCCTTGTTATGAAGAAGTATGGGGAGACTTAGCAGGTCAACCTATTCGTCACCATAAGTTTCCTGATAGTGCTATTACACACATCCACAAGAATGATGAACCAATCATCTATCCTATAGGAGTACGTGTACAGGAAACAGTATTTGAATCTATAGTAAATAACACCACTGTTTACGATCCCTTAAACACTTATGGTAATCATCAGATTCCTGTTAAGGAACTTATCTGTGGATATGAGTTGGTAAGGGGTAACCGTGTAAATAACAAATCAGTTATTGCTAAGGGACTTGTGTATGATGTAGGAACCTTTCACGATGAAGATACTGGTAAGAATTACTACTACCCTAACTATCCTTATAACGATAGAGGTCCTGATGCTTTTATTAAAACAGATTCTAAGTTTTACGACAAAGGAGATAGAGGAGAGTTTGACTTCCCTATGCACAGTGGATTTGTAAATCCTGTTTTATATGGAACAGAAAGATTTACTTTTCATTCACCTGATACTCACTTCCAGTATCCTAAGATTGGTACAGAACTTAAACTAGAAACCTTAGAACACGGAATTGTAAAAGGTCACTTTGTTCCTGTATTAGATCATCCTAAATATAAAATAATAGGTAAGGGTACTAATCTTCTATCTGCATCAATTGCTACGCTTTTATCTTACGTTACAAGTTCTGAGTCTGATCTCGGTGTCACAGCAGGTTCTAGATCTGTTTTTGAGGGTAGAGTAACAGAAATTATTACTAACACTTCTATTATGAAAGACTTAATTGAAAAGTCTCTTTCTTATAGAGAGTTAGCATGGCAATACAATTCAGTAGGTAACTATACTAAATACGAGTCTATTCCTAATACTGGAAACAAACGAAGAGTATTAGATATCGGACTTTATGCTAATGATAAGATAGTTGAGTTAAATGATAATTTTCCTCTACATAACAGACTTAGAGAAACTTCTGTTTATCTAAAGACAAACGAGCCTCTAGAAAATAACTTTTTATTAATTAGAGATACTACAAGGTTTACAATTTCTCAAGCAGGATTAGAAGATAATCCTTCTAAGATTGTAGAGTCAAATACTAGAGCCTACTATTCTTCAATTAAAAGAAACTTTCCTAATCAGTACGGTCCTATAGAAAATATTAAATACGTTTCTACTGGATACAGTGCTGATGTAAGTTTAGATGATTCTGGATACTTAAAAGTAGAAAGAACTTTCTATCCTGCATTTGGAGGAGACACTTATATTAATCAGTTTGCACTTAAACGTAAACACTCGTTCTTTACTCGTAACTTAGCTAACTTACCAGCTAAGGTAGATAATGTTCCTTTTGATTACTGGTTGTTTCCTAACTTAGGATATCCTACCTATTATGCAGGTAACTCCTCGGAACCTATTACTGCAGGAGATATAGCTGGATCTTTAACTGCTCTTGGATTAGCTATAGCAGCAAAGAAAGCTCCTGCTTTACTTAACTTAGGATCACAAGCTGCAGCAGCTGCAGACCTCGCAGCTAATGCTGCTTTTGTAACTGCTTTTGCTTCTGTGTTAAATGATTATATTCCAAAAATTAATCTTGACTCAGCAAATAGTACTGCAGATGTAGACCGAGATGGATTCTTCTACACAGCTTCTTATGGTATACCAGTATTCTATGTAGAGTCTGATATTAACGTAGACTTGCGTCATGGAAGAAATGACTTAGAAGAGAACTTCTATCCTAACGTAGGAGATGGTATCCCAGATGACTGGTTGCATGAAGTAAACGTACCTATTAAGTTTGACAACTTCTATAGCTACAATGCTACTTACTCTGCACAGAACTTAAGTCCTAACTTACCTTATAGATTAAAGTATCCTTCTTTAGAGTGTTTGTCTATTCACCATAACCGTGTAATCTATTCTGATCCTGCAAACTCTTCTAACTATCTTTCAGATGCTTGGAGAGTATTTCGTCCAGGTAATTTCTATGACTTCCCTAAGCAAGGAGGACGCTTAGTTGACTTAAATGCAGGAGAGAACGAAAGAGTATATGCTAGGTTTGAAAATACTACTAAGGTTTACAACTCTCGTATTACTCTAAGCACTACTTCTCCTTATCAGTTAGAGATTGGTAATGCAGAGATGTTCAAACAGAAGCCTGTTGACTTGGCTAAGAGTGATCTAGGTTATATTGGAACTCAACACAAAGCTTATGTTAAGTGTGAGTACGGAACATTCTGGGTAGACGCTAAACGTGGGCATATCTATCAAATTACTGGAGACGGGTTTAACGAGATTAAAACAGAAAACAATTACAACTGGTTTAAGCAAAACTTACCTTTCCAAATCCTTAAAGATATTCCCAATGCAGACATTGACAATCCTCCTATTGGATTAGGTATTGTTATGGGATGGGATGAAAGATACGAGAGAGTGTTTATTACTAAGTTAGATTACAGAGTCAAGCCTGAGTATAGACCTGGAAGTGCGTCAGTTGTACGATATATTACAGACGTGGCAGATAGTAATTATCTTAAGTATGTAGTAGATAGTGGAAGTATACAGATAGTAATTTCTTTTGGAGATCCAGCTTTCTTTGAGAACAAGTCTTGGACAGTAGCTTACTCCCCTAAGTTAAAGAACTTTATTTCTTTTTACTCTTTCCTTCCTAACTTCTTTGTTCCTTTACTTGGTCATTTCCAAACTTTGATTAATACTTCTACAGGAGCATCTACTTGGAATCATAACTTGTCTATCTATACTTATCAGAATTACTACAACAAGTTGTATCCTTATATTCTAGAGTATAATGTAAACTCTTTCCCGCAAGTATCTACAATTAACTCTGTTACTTTGATGCAGGACATTCAGGAATACTATTCTGATTACGAGTACTATTCTTTGTCTACTGCTAACAAGAAAAACTTAGCAAACTTTACTAAGGCTATTATTTATAACAAAGAACAGTCTACTGGTATCATTAAGTTGATTCCTGAAGAGTTTGGTAACACAAGACAGAAGATTACCTATCCTAGAATGACAGCAACAGGCATAGAAGCTCTTATCTCTCGTAGAGAACACTTGTATACCTTTAATGGATTTTGGAACGTTGCAGCTCAAGGAAATGGTCAACCTCTATGGTCGACTCAGTGGAGTGACTTAGTTACTCAATACCCTATAGACAAAGTACCTAATACTAAGAGTGTAAGACCTGTGTCTGTATCTTATCAAAAGTCTAAGATCAAATCTGATTTTGCTAAAGTAAGATTGATTCAAGATCAGTACTCTAGATTTAAGTTTATTAACACCATTCAAATAACCCAAACCAACCCATAATATCATGAAAGAAAAAGAACTCTTCACAACAGTTAAACCCGAAATAGTACTGGGACAGTTATTCCAGTCTAGGGACATCATTCACTTAGCTCACTTACAAACAACTTCGTTTAGTGAGCACAAAGCTTTAGACGGTTACTACTCAGAAGTAATTGGTCTATTAGATGATTTAGTAGAAGCATACTTCGGAACTATTGGAAAACGCTTAAACTTTAAGATTCCTGGATCAGAGTATATGAATGCTAAAGCTCATCTTACTTACATGAAAGACTATGTAATGAAGCATCGTAATGTATTCGGAAACGAAAACACCCATCTACAAAATATCGTAGATGAGATCATTGCTTTGATTACTTCTACTTTATATCAATTGACACTAAACTAAATAACTAAATTAAACTATATGAACCGTTTAAAGAAATCTTATTCTACCTGCATGAGTTGCGGAGGTAAGAAAATGAAATCAGGAGGCAAGTGGATCCAGTCTGCTATTAAAAAGCCAGGATCTTTTACTGCACAAGCTAAGAATGCTGGTATGTCTGTACCTGCATTTCGTGATAAAGTATTAAGCAACAAAGAAAAGTTTTCTAGTACCACTGTAAAGAGAGCTAACTTAGCTAAGACTCTTGCAGGAATGCGTAAAGGAGCAGATGGTATGGAAATGGATATGCCTAGAGAAATGGATATGCCTACAGTAAAACCAATTGATCCATTAAACATGGCGGCTAAGAGTACTTTAAACCAGTTAGAAGGTTCAAATCTTTCTCCTGAAAGACAGAAGGTAATGAAGTATCAGCAAATGCTTAAGAGTAAAGGATATAATATTGCTGCTGATGGAGCTTGGGGACCACAAACACAGAAGGCTTATGAGTCTTATATTAAGACTAAAACCTCTACAACTGCTAGTAAATCCAAGTTAAGTCCTGACTTAGAAGCTATTCATGGAACTCAGAATAAGCCAGTACGTATGCAAGAAATTTCTATTAAAGCTAAGAAGCCTATGAGTACAGCTTCTAATTTAAAACAGATGCCAAATACCAGAATGGAACCTGCATATGTTACTAGTGCATTCAACAACCTTTCTAAGTATAAGAAAAACTCTCCTAAGCAAAACTCTTCTAAGATGTATCCTTACAAGGGAGTATCTGCTAATGAGAAGTTAGTATTGGATCGCTTAGCTAAATACAAAGCAGGTAAACCACTTCGTTAAATTATGTTTGTCCCAGGAGTAAACGGTTCTATAATTCCCAGTGCACCCTCAGGTTCTAAGCTTAAGGGTGCATATAAGAATTCTAAAAAACGTAAGATGCCTAATGGCGGAATAGAACTTGCTTTAGATGCAGCTTCTTACATTCCACCACCAGTAGGTACAGTGGCTTCACTTCTTGGTGCAGGTTTGAATGCCTATCAGGGGGATTATACAGGAATGAGTCTAGACTTAGCTAGTGCTGCTAGTGGTGGAGCATCTAAGTGGTTTGGTGCAGCTGCAGATGCTGCAAAGATGGCTAATTCTGCGAGACTTGCTTCAAGTATGGCATCTAAAGCTAAAACATTTCAAACTTTTTCTAATCCAGTAATATCTAAGACAGCATCAACAGTTAGAGATTTTAGTTCAGCTACGCAAAACTCTCCTTATAACTCAACTATAAGAACTCCCCAGAGGGATAATGCTCAAGTACAATTTAGACCTAATCCTAATTTACGTAGGATGGAAGAAGGCGGAGAAGTAGAAGGTGATGATAAAGAGATGGTAGATGGAGTAGCTGCTATCTTAAGAGGAGTTAAAAGTAAATCAAATAGACTACAGTTAGCAAATAAACTTGCTAAACAATTTAATAGAGAAAAAGTAAACTATGACTTATCTTCTTTCCTAAAAAAATCTAAAGTAAAGAAATAGTATGTTGTCTTTAACAGAAGATCAGGTAACTAAGTACATCACTAACAAGAGTCGTAGTGGAGTTATTTATAAAATCACCAACCTAGTTAATGGTCATTTTTACATAGGAAGTAGCCAGAACTTTATTAAAAGATATTATACACACCTTAATCATATAAGAATAAATAAAAGCTCTTGTACTGTTCTAATTCGTGCAGTTATTAAATACGGAGAGGACAATTTTAAATTAGAGATAATAGAAGAATGTGAAACTCAAGACCTACTTGCAAGAGAACAACATTACTTAGATACTTTATTGCCTGAGTATAACGTGGCAAAGATTGCAGGAAGTAACACTGGAATAAAGAGAAGTAAAGAAACCAAGGAAGCAAAGTCTGCGCAACAAAAACAAAACTGGCAAAATACAGAATACAAAAACAAACACTTAAAACTATTATCTAAGAATTGGAAATCTGGAGAAGCACACAGTATGGCAAAATTGACCGAGTCAGACGTAGTTAAGATAAAAACAAAACTACAATTGGGACATAAGCCAAAAGAAGTTGCAGATATGTTAGGACTTAGTTACTATTCTGTAAAAGACATCCATAGAGGTAAAACTTGGAAAAACGTAATAATATGAAAAAGAAATTAAATAAACTGGGTGTAGAAAATTCTTTATGGAATAACATCCGTGCTAAGAGAGGTTCTGGAAAGAAGCCTACTCCAGAGATGCTTAAACAAGAACGCAAGATTAAAGCTAAGATGGCTGACGGTGGTAAGATGCCTACCTCAGTAGCTAAAGCAAGATTTGTAGCAGCTAAT